TCGCCGTTTGGCTTAACCTCGTTGGTGAAACCAGGCAGCTGGATTCCAACATCATCCTCACCATCTGTGGCAAATCTGCGGCCATCTATGGTGATACTTTCAATAGGACCACTTGCAATCATGCTTCACCTCCCAGATAGAAACCGAAATAGATCTCAGATGAAGAGATCTCCACATTACCGGACAACTTGACAGGATAAACAACGTTAATCCGCTTTGGATTCTCGCTGTCAATCTCTACAGTCATATTTGCCTTGGTATACTTAGGCTCCTGGATAAGAGCTCTCAGGGCCAGAGTATCAGCAAGGTTCATAAGAGATGTGCGAACATCCTTTGGCTGGATAGTCTCGCTGTCAGTTGTAATAGTGCCGTCCTCGATAAGAGTAGCACCACGCATCCGGTCAGACTCCATGATCAGGCGAACATTGTAGACAATATTCATAAGCTTGATCATATCTACAACGTACCGCCTGGATGGGAAATTACCCTCAGAAACCGGATGATACATTGTGATAATATCGTTAAGCTCTGCCACGGATCCGTTCTTGATGTTTGTGGAAGCACCCTTGAGAACAGAATTGTTTCTTACAGAATATGCTTCCTGAACAGAATCATCTCCGCAGTGGAGGCCCAGCAGCTGGCCCTTATATCCTCTTGCCGGATGTTCATTTGCAACGGTCATAATATCGCTGATAAGCCCCTTTGCAGCAACAACAAACGGCAGCTCCCAGGAACCTACAGATGTTATAAGGAAGTTGATATAATCGCTCTTCCTGAGATCTGTAACGGCTGTTCTGGTAGCGTAATTGTCGGTACAGCCATGGGCAACCAGACAAGGCATCTTAACCAGCGTGCTCCATCTGTTCTCTCCATAAGCCTGATAGAGATTAAGTCTTGTAGCATCATCATAACCGAAACAGCTGAGGATGATGGTCTCCCATACTGTCCCAATCTTATTAAGAGCCGGCTCAACATCCGGATCTGTAGCTCCACTTGCCATATCAGTAACGGCAAATGTAAGACCGGCAACATTGCAGTCAACATGAATACTGATCAGATTTCCAACAGCTCCCTTGAACTTGGCAGTCAATGGAATTACACCATTGTCAACAGCTCCAGCTGTGACAGGCATATCAAGAACAGCATTGATAGCTGCAATCATTTTGTCCATAACATCAGCTGCAGTCTCTGCCTTTGCGACAGTGAAACCGGCAGCAATGCCAGCTATATAAACGGTACCCTGGCCACCAGCTGTAGCTGTACCAGTAACCCCGATAGATCCCTCAGCTGCCACAGCTCCGGCTGCCTCAGCAACAGGATAGAATGTGACAGGGAAAGAGGGACCATCCCCGAAGGAAGGGAAAAGCTGTTTAGCAGCCAGATGGAGCGGGGATCCGTATCCATACTTTTCAGCTACTGCAGCTGCGTTTCCCTCTGCCTCGTACTTGTCCAGAGAATAAGTAACACCTGTGTTTCCCAGACCGATAACAGCGAGACGCTGTGGCAGACTCTGAGCTTTTCCGGCATTAAAATTCCTGTAGTGCACGTCTACACCGGTCACCCGGCTAACTGCAGACTTTGAAACACCCATTTAAAAACTCCTTTCTTAAATGTGAAAATAGACCTTGCCATCCGGATCACGGCAGACAAAATCATACAATTCATACTTGACACCGGAAGCCTGTGGCGAAAATTCATAGAATGAAACCTCAAGCTCAACTCGGCAGATTACAACCTGATAAGCACCATTGATAATTCCGGATGGAACCCCGGTGCTCAAGGACCGGATCTTCCTATAACAGACCCCGGAACCTTTGACACTGGGGCGCAAACCCAGATAGGTGTACTGACCGGCAGAAATTATATTCCTGACAAGCCGGCCAACCTTCCATGCCTTGATCACAGCTGCATTATCGGTATCCGCATTCCCGGCATTCCCACAGCCATAGCAGTCCAGATAAAAGACCGCTGTTCTTTTATTGGCATCGACCTGGGAGCTGCCATTTGCATAATCAGACTGGATAAGCTGAACGTTGACAGCCGGGAACTTCTCAGAACCCCCGGCAACGTCAACAGGAAACTGCTTCTCCAGATAAACGGCAATATCATAGTCAGCGGCATCTGTAAGCCCCGCCTGATCTGCCAGGTTTTTCTGATTTGACAGCTCCAGATGAAGGATAGCAGCTATCTGATCCCGGATAAGCTCAACGGTATCAGGTGAACTAATCAGATCAGTAATAATCGGATTCTGGCTCATGCTGCATCCCCCATACAAAGAACAAGCCGGCAGACTCCCAGAGATCTGTCAGGCTCAACCCTGGAGACAAACAGGCTCCAGGTACACCCATGCAGATCCACATAAGAGGCCGCCCAGCCCTTCTGCGGCAAAATCATCTCATCATTGCCATCTCTCAGGCTCTTCATCCTGTATGCAAACACAACAGAACGGCCGGCCACAGCATTTCCCTCTGTGTCCAGCAGGTACCCGATGTCCCCCATAATCCCCTTGAGGGAATAGGAGTCATTCCCATGGGTCAATGTCAGGGGAGTTGCCCCGCCCACAACATCATCCTCTATGGTCATGGCAAGGTCAGATTCTGCCAGCATATTCAAATTCATTTCTTTTTGCCCTTTGCCGGTGCCTTCTTAGCTGCAGGTTTTGCCTTTTCAGGTGCCTTTGCCGGAGCTTTTGCCGGAGCTTTTTTAGCAGCCGGCTTAGCTTTTGGCTCTGGTTTTTTCTCAGGTTCAGGCTCTCCTACAGACTTAATCTTTCCGGCAGCAACAAGCTTTTTGAAAACAGCCTCGTCACCGAAAACACCAGGCGATATTTCATCGCCTGGCTTGTAGAAAATACCCGAACTCAGGAAGCTTGCACCCTTGGCAACCTCATATTTTCCAGCCATAGATCACTCCGTTATGGCTGTGTATCGATACAACCGAACCGGTCAATGGAAACAGGAATACAGATAGGTCTAACCTTGGTCTCTCCAACGTAAACATCACCCTTCTGGTCCCTGTAGACACGGTTATGGAACTCGATAGTACCGTCAATTCTTACAACGTCAGGCACAATCTCCTTGAAAGGAGAATCCATTCCGATTGTAGGAACACCACCATAAACCAGTCTGAAATCAAGATCCTCGATGTCAGCAAGCAGGATAACATTATCCTTGTCAACAAATGGGTATTTGTTAGAGGCATCATGGAAATTCTTGAAGCGGCCATTGTATACGAAACAGTCAATTCTGTAGGTACCTACCTCAACATATCCCATATACTTTCCGCCCTTGTCTACCAGACGTGGATTAAGAGCACCAAGTCCCAGACCGTCTTTTTTCAGTGCTGCCTGAACATCTGTATTCTTTATAAAATTGTTCCATGCGTCTGCACCGAAAATAGCTGTAGTAACATCTACAAGACCGTCATCTCTGATCTTGTCTGCCAGACTCTCAATATCTCCCAGCGGGTCATCACTACCACCGCCCCAGCCGTTTAAAACTGTCGGGAAATGGGTAGCTTTTGGCTGGAAATCAAGAATGTAAGCAGTATTACCTTTGTCATCAAGCAAACTAAGCTGGCCAGTCTGCAGAATCTGAGCTGCCTGGAGCTCAATAGCTCTCTTGATCATATCATACTGCTTAAGGAAAGCCTTTTTAAGAATAGCAACAAGTCTACCGAACCAGCTGCCAATCTCTGCAGCCAGAGCATTCTCACCAGGCTGTCTCTTCATAAGATCCCAGATATTTACAGGTCTTTCCAGACTATAGATAGGAGGCTTAATCTGCTTGCCGGTGAAAATATCATCAGCAACAGCGATTGCGCCGGTCTTATAATCCTTAAGAACAGGAGCTACATCCTCGTCTGTGCGCACGATGTCAATATCGACCATCTCGGCATCTGTGAAATCCTCTTCCTCTGTCTTAAAGAAGGAAGCAAGGAAACCCATCTTCTCAATTTTTGGAGCTGACTGAAACAGCTTTAACACTTTTTCAATAAAAACAGGCATTTTTTTCCTCCCCTTACTGGTTATCCTGCATTCCAAGCTCTTTAACAGGAATAGGAATAATTCCAACGCCCCGGATCAAGTCCAGCTCAGCAGCTGTAGGAGCAGCAGCATTAACAAGCAGCTTGCCGGCATTAACCTTTCCAGCGATAAGAACTCTTGTCGGGAAATCTGCAGAAGCATTCCCGCTGTTAGTAATATCTTCCATACAGATAGCAACAGGAACCTCTGTGTCTGAATCTGTAAGAACCTCAAACTTGCCGGTGTCTCTAAGCAGGAACTGGCCAGCCTTGCAGCTGTCGCCTGATCCAAGAGTAATAACACCAGTCTCAAACTCGTTGTTTCCCAGGCAGATACCGCCCAGATCGAAATTCTGAATAGTCATACCCATAGCAATCACTCCTTAATACCCAGGGTCTTGCAGAAAGCAGACATAACAGCATCGTCACTTCCCTGTGGCTCAGGTGTAGTAATAGGCTGCACTGTGTCATTTGCTCTTGCAGTTGCTAATTTGTGTTTCATTCCGGCCTCGAAATACTCAGCCTGGACCTCTTCATCTCCGAAAGTCTTGCCATCTCTAATGTTCTTAGCGGCAATCTCCATGGCAGATGAAGCCTCACCGGCCTTAAGGTGTGCGCATACTCTCTTGCGCTCCTTAGCCACGCCGGATTCCTCACCAGCGGCAAAAATCTGAGCATATTCTGCAGGATATTTTGCCTTGATTTCTTCCAAAGACATTTTTTCCTCCCTATTTTCTACCAAGCCGGTCTCCGGCATGGCTAAATTTTTATCATCCTTGATCTGGGCAAGAACGGCAGCAATGTTCTTGATCTCCACATCCGGCTTTGCCTTTGCCATAGCAGCCTCAAATGCCAGCCTTGCCTTGGCAATAAGAGCATTCTTATCCAGTTCTGCGGCATCCGATGTTGCCTTCCTGATCTCGTCAGCAAATCCGAAATCCACAATCTCCTGCCCCAGGAAATAAGTCTCCTCGTCCATCAAAGCCCGGATCTTCTCCACGCTCTTTCCGGAAACAGCAGCATAAGCCTGAGCAAGAAGAGCTGAAATCCGCTCAAGCCACTGGCCTTGCTTTGACATCTCCCTGTAGTCACCCTCCACATAGGTCCACGCATTGTGAATCATGTAGATTGAATTGTCCTCCACAATAATCCTGTTAGACGGATTGCCAATTTTGGCCGCCAGGGCCACATAGGAGGCCATAGACGCAGCCATGCCAAAGATATAGACAGTAACCTCATTCTCCCTGGCAAAGTCTCTTATAAGATTGAAAATTGCGACACCCTCAGAGACAGAACCGCCTGGAGAGTGGATAACAATCTCAACGCCCTCGCCGGCCGGAACATCTTCAAGCTCCCGCCGTATGGAATCGGCATTGATTCCGTAATACGGATAGATCACATCATCAATAAGAATTTGTTTCATAGGCTGATTATCCCCCCTGTCAACAAAAAAAACTATTAATCGGATTAAATTTTGGCATCGACCAGCCGCTGCCTGTATACATTAGGTGTATGCCTGGTCAAAAATCCGGCCAGAGACTCCCCATTCTGTTTGACTTTTCCATCAAGTTTTATGATGTTGCCGACATGGCTGTATCCAGGTGGAACCATGGTCACCAGGTCACCCTTTGATTGAATATTGATAACAGAGCTGAACCGGGTCTTGGTCTTTGCATCCGGCAGAAAAAACACCCTGGGACAGCCGAAAACATAGGTCACTGGCTGAAATTCATTCCGGAATAAAAAATCCTCATGGGCAAACAGGGCCAGGGCTGCTCCATGCGAATAACCCACAATCCGGGAAAACTCCAGCTTTTCAATCGTATGCCGGATTTTCTTCCATACATTTAAAAATCCAGCATGGACTAAAAATTTATGGTCCATGTCAGAATATGGAACAGCCGGGAATATCAGATTGTTTTTCCAGTCAGCTTTAGATTTTGAAGGCTGGAAATATAAAATGCCATCCTGGACTTTGTATTGTGTATCATCTCCAATAGTAGTCCAGGGGCCCTTATTGCAGTTATTGAAATATTCCAAAAGAATCATTTCCAGACTCCCAGCTCAAAATGCGGGTTGTCCCAGCCTTTTCCCCATGTCTGGCCATAACCCCCGGCACACCAGTCCAGGCCATTTTCCTCGCCGATCCGGCCCATCTCCTCCCAAACTTCCTGCGGAGCATCCCACCAGCACTTGCCATCCTTCATAGGACAAAGATCTATGGCATTACCCCCGATATGCCTGGAATTAAGAGTCTGGGTAACGGTCCGCTGGTTCTCTCTCTCGGTTATCTCCCAGAGGCCACAGGCCCTCCGCATGGCATTGACCACATCCAGGGGCTCCCTGCCCTGGGCATAATAAGCCTGCTGCACTTCCTTGGTCCTGTTGGTCTCCACAATACAGATCTCAAGCCCGGCCACCTTCATGGCCTCTATGGCCTGAGCTGCAGCAGCAGCCATAGAG